ATTCATAAAGGGTGTTTATGACACAAAAGTAATTTATGGAGGCCGTGGATCTGCAAAATCTTGGTCGGTTGCAATCTATATAATAAAACGTGCATCCACTGAAAAAAATCTACGTACATTATGTACAAGGGAAATACAGGAATCTATTTCAGAATCTGTTTATTTGTTATTAGTTGATACTATAAAAAGATTAGGCTATCCACATTGGAAAATAACCGATACGTATTTATATAATAAAAAAACAAAAAGCAAAATAGTATTTAAAGGCCTTAAGGATATAAGAGCAGCAAAGCAGGTAAAAGGATATGAGTCATTCGATATAGTTTGGTGTGAAGAGGCCGAATCCATAATTCAAGATTCATGGGATTTGTTGATTCCGACTATAAGAAAAGACAATTCAGAATTACTTGTAACATTCAACCGATATGAGGAATTCGATCCTGTATATAATGAGTTTTGTTTGTATGAAGATCCTTATATATTAGTGATAGAAATTAACTGGAGAGACAACCCGTATTTTACTGACCGCAATAGGCGCGAAATGGAAAGGATGAAACTTCGGGATTATGATAAATATATGAATGTCTGGGAGGGGAAACCCATAGCACAAATTGAAGGTGCTGTTATTCCTCAGAAATTAGTCAACGAAGCTGTTGAACGAACAATACAAAATCCGGAAGGCGGATTGTCTGTTGGTGTTGATATGGCAGCATTTGGTGACGATAGTATAACTTTTTACATGAGGAAAGGATTAAAAATAATAGGTTATGAAAAGCATAAACATCAGGACGTATTAAAAACGGCTGATGATTTGGAAAAGTTTGTTTTTCGTAATGGTGGAAATATTTATACTGAAATAAAAATTGACCTTGGCGGAATTGATGGAGGCGGACTTCCCCCAATAATGCGAAAACAAAAAAAGTTTGAGAATATCATAGGTATCAATTTTGGTGGTACTGCCAAGGATAAAGATAATTATGCAAACGTCGCAACAGAAATGTTTTTTGATCTATTGGAAATATTGCCTGGGGTAGATATGCCTGATTATAAATTATTACGGCAAGATTTGACATGCCGTAAGTACGGCTATAACGAAAAACGACAAAAAAAGATTGAACCTAAAAAATTATTTAAAGAAAAATATAAACATTCCTCAGATGATGGTGATGGGTTTTTATTGTGTTTTTATAATCCTGGAAGCGTTTTGAAATTACCATCAGGTGCGAAACAGAAAATGAAACAGCGAAGAGAAAGGATAAGAAAGAGGAATAGGGAGAGATTTATAACTTGACATTATATGATAGATTTAATATATTAAGACAGGAGGATTTTATGGAATGTTGTGGTAATTGTTTTTATAGAAAAATAATTTTATATGGTCCTAAATGGGATACTGTAAAACTATCATGCAGAAAAGGATATACTATGAATTCGATGATAGAACCTGTTGAAAAAGACTGCTGGAGATTGTGGTCAAAAAAGGCTTTGATTGAAGATTGGGAGAATCAAAAGTGCGTAAAATTTATGCCTGAAAATAATGATGAAAAATGTCATAAGTGCGGTGAATTTATCATACAAGAGTTAATGACTAAACATTTGATTGAAGTTCATAGATATGTGCCATTTACGATAGGTGAGGATTAAGAGGATTTATATAATGACTAAACTCAAAGAAACCCAATATCCAACCGAATCCCTGAACATCTTGTATTGCAAAACAATAATAAATCCCCTTGACATTATACTATTCTGTGTTATAATTTATTATTATTTACCCAGGAGGTAATTATGTCATGGCTTAATGATTTATATAATACGTTATTTAACCCCGATAAAAATCTTGAATCAAACAATACAAGGAAATCACGGTCCTCACCTGCCAAGATAGACTTGACTTTTCCGGAAACCGTCGACGCATGTTTTACCAGGGGATTGTGGAATAATACAATATCTGGTTACAAGCTTGGTGCTCAATTGTGCCGACCTCCCATTGCTGTTCCGCTTGCCTTTATGGGGTTTCCCCACTTTGATTTAGAGGATTGGGATGTAACAGGAAATCAAGAATTCTGGAGAGAAAGATTTAATTTTTATAATACAAAATATATGATGTTAAAACTACTCATACAATTAATGTGTCATCGTGACGGAACTTTTGGTATTTTTCCCTGGTTCGATGCCAATAAAGGTTTTGTGAGATGGAAATTTATAAAACCTGAATACATACCCGATGGTGGAGTAATTACAGATCCGGAAACTGAAGATATTATCGCGATAATTACAGAAATACAATATTATTTTATAGGTTTATCCGGTAGACAATATATATATACTGAAAAAAAGCAATATACCGAAAATCGAATTATTACAAGTAGAATGGGCGATATACCACCCGGAATGCGTACTGAAATGATTAGGAATAATCCCATAAAAAAGTTACCAATATTTTTTACTAACAATAAAGAACCTGGGGAATTTGAAGGGCATAGTGACTTGCAACCCATAGTACCGCACGTCAAGGCTTATTCGTCAATAAATAAAGTAGCACATGAGGAATTGGCAAACAACGGAACCAAGCTGGTACAGTACGGAAGTGATGATGCTAAAACGTGGGCAAAAAATAACGGATTCGCAGGACCCGATGGTGATCTCGATCCTGATCTAATATCAATAGAAAATATAGATTTTATATACAACTTATACGAAAAAGAAAAATCGGAATTTATAACACCTGCCGGTATAGTCGATAGTCATATAAATTTGTTAGAACTTGATTTTAAAAATATTTATCAAGGATCTGGATTGCCGGAAATGCTATGGGGTGGAAAAATAACAGGAAATCACGCCACCGCACAAGAGCAAATGTCGGTATTATTGTCATTCGTCAGGGGAAAACAAAATCAAGCAGATCCGCCATACGATGATCTCATAAATAATACTATGCTTTTAGAGGCTATTGCAAATAACCAGATGAAGCCTGAAGGTATCATGAATATTTGGAATGATCTTGATAGCTTAACGGAAGTTGAAAGGTCACAGATATTTGACAATTACGCAGCCGGAGTACAAAAATTACTTGATAGTTATAGTATCGACCTGCAAACAGCTCATAAATTATTACGTGAATTGACAAAAGGCGTTGTGACATCCGATTATGATGATTTTAAAAAACAGATTGAAGAGTACGGAAGTATGAAATCATTTCTTGAACAGGAATATATTAATATGAGGCTGGAAAGTGAAATAAATCAGAATAAAACGAAAAGCGAAAAAGAACAGAGAAATGGGAAGAAAAGTAAGGATAGTGATAAATTAAAATTAAATAAATGACACAAGCAGAATTCTATGCAGCACAAAAAAAATCCCAAGATGAATGGACAAGGATTGTCAGGGAAGGTAGTAAAAAATTATCCGACTTATATATAAAATCTGCTGATGAGGTCGCAGAAAAAATCCGCACATTACGGGCCAATTCTAAAGGTGACAATCTCACATCGAAATCATTACAATCACTCGAAAAAACATTACGCGCAACCGGTAAGCGAATCATGCAAGGTACTGAAAATATTATTATTGACAGCATCGACGATATAGTAACAATAAACAGCAATCCACATTTAACTTTTATCAGCGATGCATTGAAAATAGCTGAAGTTCCGAAAAATCTAATTGATTTTAATATAGTCGAAAAAATGTACTCACAAATAAACGAAACTATGATAGGTATAACTTATTCCAGAATCTGGGCTGATGGATATAGTTTTAATCAACGCATATGGGGTTTTCCTGGCAATGGTATTTTGGATCCAAAATTGAGCATATCGGCAGAGTGGCAGCGCGATATTAAAAATATAGTTGAAATGGGATTCATGCAAAACAGAGATGTTTTGCAAATTGCCAAAGATATAACTTTTTACGCAGCTAACGGAAAAGTTAAATTGATGAAAAGATATGGGGAATTAGTCAGGGGAACAAAGGCTTTTTCAAAACGTATCCCGAAAGGTGTTGACTGGAGAGCGCTAAGAATTGCAAGATCAGAATTGTATATATCATTACAGGATTCTGCAAAATACCAAGGGGCGCTTAATCCTGCGGTAAAAGCATATAATTGGAATCTTACGGCAGGTGCTGAACATGTTTGTATATGTCCTGACCTGGCCGCTGATTCTCCATATCAGGAATTGGATATACCTAATTTTCCGCATCCGAATTGTTTATGCTGGATTTCACATGTTTTACGTGGACGTGACGAATTCGTTGACGATCTGGTTGATTGGGTTAATGGCGCAT